GCAACTATTCTTAGGTCAATTTACAAAAGGTTCCGACGCAGTAAAAAACGCAGTTATCTATGTAGAGATAAAAGGAAAGTTACATGCTATCCGACGTATGGAAGTGCACGAAAACGCAGTTCCAATCTTAGGTCAGCCAGGTCGTAGTGCGCATAGATTAGTTTTAAAAACTGAAAAACCTTCTCAACTTATCTTGCCAGAAAAGCTTCAACAGGACTACTAAGTTCCCTTGAAACCAGAACAAAAATTATATGCAAAACTTAAAAAATATATACCTGAAATATCGTGGATCAGACTTGAGAACCTTAGCTTATCCGGTACTCCTGATCTATTGGGCTATAATACTTCTGGCCACTTTTTCACAGTAGAACTAAAGGTATGCAAGGGGAATAAAATACGCTTCTCACCACACCAAATTGCGTTTCATATTAAACATCCAAAGAATAGTTTTATCATGGTAGAGGCCCTCGGTTCGGGGTGCGTGAAACTTTACGAAGGGTCCAGGATCTTGGAGCTTGATGCTTGTGGCTTGGAGCTTGAAGCTCGTTGCTTGGGGCTTGAAGCTTGTGGCTTGATGCTTAACGAGCTTGGCGCTTGAAGCTTGGTGCTTGAGGCTTGAGGCCCGGACCAGGATGCACGCGTTTTACACTCCGTCGAGTTTTTACCGCTAATGACCTGATCCGATACACAGGGCGCCCAGCTAACAGCTAGCCCGCGCCTGGATCTTAATACCCCGTGATTCTGTAATTCTTTAGTGTTTACCATATGAAATTGTTTTAATTGAGGCGTCCCAACATTGTCTACAGTCGCCGCATTCATTGTTTTGTTTTGGAGCTGGACAACTAGCCCCTGAGTCGACAACCTCTGAAGAGTTAGGCCAGGAAGCAGGCGCCCGCTGGTTTACCATGGGCGCACTGAACCTTATGACTAAATTGTTTGGCTTGTCCTGAAGATGGTCCTTGATCCATGCTTCACGGGTAGGCATCCAATGCTTTTTTGAAGGTGTAAGTTTGCACACTTCATAAATTTTTTTAAGATGATTTAAATCCTGAACGTCGCCGCTGTCATGCCATCTAAATACATCTGGCTTTTTACTGTTGATCAGGTGAGCCATTGCCTCGACCCATTGCGGGCCTTTCGTTGCTTCCAGTCTTCTATACTGAGCATCTTGCACAACTTTGAAAACATAACAGCCCTTAAGAGCGTAACAGTCATAACATACTGAGCCCTTCACAGCTTGCAGCTTTCCGCCAGTCTTGCATTCTTTGGCAGGTAGACCTATCGACCAGCCAGGCATCTTTGACGGTTTGCTTAGACCTCCGACTATTTCCCATGCTTCACTTGATTTCATCTTCAACCTCGTACTCTAACCAGCCGTTAGCTTCATCAACGCCCATCATAAAATATTTTAACTGTTCATCAGTTTTAAATTCATAAGATTTTTTATCCTGAGGTTCTTTATCAGTGCCCCAGTGTATAGTTACTTTTTTAGTCATAATTTCTCCTTGATTGTCCTATAACACAATAATGTTTCCTTGTCAACTGTAATGCTTGACGCTTGCAGCTTGCCGCTTGTTGCTTGTAGCCATTGGCCTCGAGCCAGCGCCAGTGATTTATTAAAATCACTGGACTCTTAATTCTTCTACTCATCCTCTTTTTTCTCTTCTTCATCAAAAAGTTTTTCTAATTCTTTTAAAACTTTCGGATCTTCTAATTTATCCCAATTGATGGCTTTGTTAAAACCAAATGGGTCATTATCTTTTTTAGTCATATGTATTTCTCCTTTATAAACGCATCCTATCATATCCTGGACCAGCTGTCAAGCTTGAAGCTTGACGCTTTCCGCGACCAGTCTCTTCCCGCTGTGGTCCTGGGCGCGCCGCCACCACCAGCAGTAATAGACTGATCCCAGGTCCAATTGCGCCCCGTCACTGATTGACGATGTGTGGTTGCACACAATTGGACCAGGGATCAGGCCAGGTTGTCTGTGTATCCCTGGCAATAATCCTACCTACTTTTGCTGGTGTAGGTCCCATTAGGATTTATAGTTTTGTTTCAGCGATAAATCCTCAAATGAGGCTGAACGTCATATATAATCCTTGACAATCCTTTTGTCAAGTGCTAATTTCAAATCATGCAAAAAATAAAAACAGAAAGAGGTAGCATGACTAAAGAACGAAAAATAACACTTAACTCTGAAAAGAGAAAAGTTATTGCAAATCAATTTCAATCTTTTTACGAAGATAAAGTAAAAGATAAATTGACTAATGCAAAAGAACAATACGACGCTATGAGAGAAAAAGCAAAAGTTGCTATTGATAGAGTTGTAAGGTTTCATCAACCACAAGAAGATGTTGATACAATTAGGTCTATGATACAAAAATACAATAGAGCAGGTGGCGAGTTGTATCAAGATAATTGTTTCTATGTTGAAACACCAATTAAAAAAGTTGATGATGAGGGTAGAGAGTATGACGCAAAAGATGAAGTCCATGTAAGATTTAACATGGGTAGAAATTTTGCAAGAGCATATTATCGTGATGAGTTGAAAGCAAAAGGTCTTAACCCAGATTTTAATTTATCAATCAATGATGACTACTCAAAAAGAAATCCAAAGTATTATAATGATGAGAGTGCAGTAAATACTTATTTGGGTTTTAGCAATTCTTGTAATGAAGATAAATCTATAACTAAACCTGTTGCAAAATGGGAAAGTGATTTTCAGCTTTGGACTATTGGTAGTTCTTATTGTCATTCAAGACAATTCAAAGTTGATGAAAGCACATTAAACTTTTTTAAGATGTATGTTGCTAGTGCTGATAATGTAATCAAAGAGCATGAACAAATGTATTCTTATGTTGAGGGCAAAATGAAAACTTTAAGATTAGGTTTAAAATCTTATAGAACATTTGACCAAGCAAAAGCACTTGCAGATAAAATCGGAGTTGTTTTAAATGAAACAATGATGAATGAAAGTTCAAGTCTTGCACTTTCTATTTATAGTCCAGAAAATCTGGCTAGTCTTTTGGAAGATAAAGAGGTTATGACTAGAGAACAAAAAATTGCATTTGCTAGAAAACAAATGCAACAAAGTGTAAATTAACATTTGACAGGGTATCCTATTTAGTATAGGATACCCATAGAAAGAGAGAAATACATATGACTAAAACATTTTACATAACTTATTGGGCTTCTAAACATAAGAAGCACATAACAAGACAAGGAAAGCATGACGAAAAAAGCAGATATGGTACATCAAAAAAGGGCGTGCCTTACTATGTGTACTACGACTTAGATAGTCATGGCTATAGAACAGCCACTACTAGTTGGAAAGTGAGGCACTAATGAAATTATTATTAATGTTATTAGGTATAATCATGGCACAAATAAGTTTGATTATTGCGTTTCATACATCACACATAATTGTTTCAGTACTATTATTGTTTTTAAGTATAACAATGATATTTGGGGGGTTGCCAAATCATGAGTAATTATAATTGGTGTCATGGTCCGAATTGCCATACACATAAAACACAAGATAGAATAAGAGGTGTCAAAGGCTCAAAGGTTTTGAGGACCAGAAAGATTGCAGAAAACAATTGGAACAAGAATTCTGTTTGGTCTGTGTTTTGTAGTCAAGGTTGCTATACTGATTTCTTTTATAAGTATTGGCAAGAGGTCATTGCAATAGCGCCAAGGTTAGAGGCTCTTGAAACACCGATCGAAGTAATCACAGAAACTAGACAAGACTATTATGGTCATGACTATAAAACAAAAATAATACAGGCTATTGACAATGCTTGACTTATCCTATATTGTCCAAGATATGACAATTAGAAATATGAAAGCAACAAACCCATACTCTGGTCAATCTGAGATGTTAAGTGAAGAAGAGTTTGCTCTTTATCATTTAATTAAACATGCAGAAGAAACTGAGCAGTATGATGCCATGCAAAAAGGCTTAGACAAATTTAGTAGAATGAATGCTAAAGCATACATGACATTACTAGATTAACTCTCTTACCCCTGGCCTCGGGGCTCTGTCAAGAGAGCCCGGCCGGGAACCTCGGAGGCAAAGCCCCGAGGCCAGGGGTCCCTAACCAAATCCAAACATCATTAATCGCTTCGACCCTATCCCCCC